ATGGACGATGACTATTTGGCCCCCCTTGCCCATGTACTTCGGCATGCTTTGGAAACCATGGAAAATCAGGCAGTATTTGTAACGTCGTTCAGTGAGAAACCTGACCTCTTAAGCCAGTGGCGTGGCTACTGCCCTGGGGGAGCCGGTGTATGTATCGGGTTTAACAAGAGCGAAATAGAGTCGCATTGCGCTCAGTTAGGATATCGTCTAGAAAAATGCGTGTATCAGCACGATATATTGCGGGGACGAATCGAGGAAATTGTAGGCGATTGCTTTGCAAATCTTCCACAGCCTAACATCAGCCGACAGCAATATGACAACCTCAGTTCGCGGGAGCAAGCTGAGTATGCAATTAACTACCATTCCAGACTTGGACATATTCTTGATGAAAGCGCCATCGATGAGATACTTGGCGAGGCATGCAAAAAGATTGTCATGCTTGCACCATTATTCAAGCACGAGGGCTTTCATGAGGAGGCCGAATGGCGGATAGTGGCCACCGAACCCGTCGGAGTTACACTTCATTTCAGGCCCGGGCCGTCATACCTTTGCCCTTATGTCGAGGTTCCTATCTTGAAAAATATGACCACTTTAAGAGAGGTTATACTTGGGCCAAATCCAAACCTTCAAAGAGCTCAGACCTCTGTCCAGATGATGCTTTCGTTTGAAGGATTTGATGACGTGAAAGTTAACGCCTCGTCCCTTCCCTTTAACAACTGGTAATTCTAACCAAAATATCTAGAATATTTTTAAGGCAATTTTCTTACTTGAGCACGCCCAAGATATTTGCACGAGAGACGTTATACGAACGGGCGAGCGCGCTAACGCTCTCGCCCTGCTCGAACTTGGCGACAATCTGGGCACGCTGCTCCGCTGTCGTCTTCGACGGCCGCCCCAGCGTCTTGCCTTCGCTCTTGGCGCGGGCCAGGCCGGCCTGCGTGCGCTCCACCAGCAAATCGCGCTCCATCTCGGCCACAGCTGCCAACATGGTCATCATCATCTTGCCCGCTGGCGAAGTCAGGTCCAGCTTGCCAAGCTGCAGCACGATGACGGCAATCTTGCGGGCGGCCAGCAGCTTGACGGTGGCGCCGACGTCCTGCGCGTCGCGGCCGAGGCGGTTCAGCTTCGCCACCACCAGAGTTTCGCCATTGCGAATCTGGGCCAGCAGCGCGGCAAACTCCGGGCGCTCGCTGGCGCTGGTCTTGCCACTGATGGTATCCGCATACCAGTAATCGACCTGGTGGCCGGCCGATTCAATTTCCATCTTCTGGTTGTCTGCGGTTTGCTCTTTGGTGCTGACGCGGCCGTATGCGAAGGTTGCCATGGTGTTGCTCCGGTTAAGACTGTTAGAAAACACTGTTAGAATATATCGACCTGTTAGAAATGGCAAGCCCTATATTTCCAACATTGACTTGTGTTGATACTTGTAGATGTTAGAAATCGTTCGTTTTCTAACACTCAATGCATCCTCCCATGAAACCAACCCACCATTGTAGAATTAACAAATTGCAACTTCCACGATTCGCTTATGAAATTTGGTTACTTTCTTATTCGGTACCTCCCGATGTCACGGCTCCGTAAAATCGGTTGGGAACGCTGGCTCACGAAGCGCGCCTTCAAAAAACAAGTCGAAGAGATGAAAAAGCGACTGCATCCGGAAGAATTGCATGAAAAGCTACGAGATATAGACAGCGATGAGCACTATGAACTCAGCATGCTCTCTGAAGAGGAGGCGAGTATTAAAAGCGATAAAATTATTGCTTTAGCACGTCTCTTGGATGTGCCAATTCCTCAGCGTCAAGATGAACACGGGGTGCAATCACCCGACTGGCAGGAAGGAAGCATCATGTACCGTTTTGCCTTATCTGAGGGCGGGAGAAGCCGACTGCGAGAGGATATTCGCAAGGAAAAGAAAGCACGGCACGAGCAGAGGGTTAGATGGCTCGCCTGGCTGACTCCAGCCATTGCCGCAGCGGGCATCGTTGCCACCATCCTGACGCGCAAGTAGAGATATTATTTCATCATCCCCGTACAGTGTTCGATGGCATCATCAGGACGGCCCGAAAATTTAGTCAGCGCCAGCACATTTCCTGAAAGTTCAGGTAATGTGCTGGCGCTGTGTAAATACCCGCTCAGGACTGAGCAGATTCTCTTTGTTGATGCCAACCACCGCCAGCAACTGGCAATCCACGAAGGCGCTCACTTTTTGCCGAAGATGCTCACATAGTTTAATGAGCACCTTCGACGCTTTTTGAGCACCTTCGGGAATTCGCAGCTCACAGCCGCCAAGTCCAGCCCTCTTTCATGCCTCCCTTGATTGCCGCCACGCCAAGGGCCTTTTGTGCCCGCCGTACTGTTGCCCAAGAATAACCAGCACCGTCCGCATCAGCTTTGATTTGGCGCGTTGGTAATGGCCCGTCCGCCAACAGGTCGCGCAGGAACTGCTCCGCGTCCAGGCGCTCACCGCCGCCCTCGCTGTCGTCGTGCTCGACGTCACCCAAGATTTCCCGAGCCGTGCCCTCGATGGCGCCGGCCCATACAGCGTGCGTCGCCTCGATGCCGCCGGCGATGGTGGCCAGCTCCAGCGAGTAGGCTACGCCGCCATCATCCGGGGCAATGTTCGATTTCGCCCTGGCCATTACGCGCCGGTTGCTGCCCTCTTCCTTCGCAGTCACTAGCACCATGCGGGCCAGCGCGCCGAAGGCCTGGGAGCCGATAACGCGGTCCTGCGGCGCTTTCCCTGCGCCGGCCTTGGCAAAGTGCGTGATACCGATGACCGCGCAGCCGTGAGCGTCCGCGAAGTCCACCACCGCCTGCAGGCTGCGGCGCACGTCATTGGCGCGGTGCATGTCGCCGGCGACGGCCGACACAATCGGGTCTATCAGCAACAGGCTCACGCCGCCAATGGCATCAACTGCGCGGCGCAGGTCCGGTATGTCCTGCGACGGGTCGAAGGGCACACTTTCACCATCCTGCGCGATACCCTCAATGAAGTGGCAGCGCGCCAGGTCGGCGCCGGAGGCAATTAGCCGCGGCACCAGCGTATCGTCGGCCACATCCTCACTCGACCAAATCAGCACGTTGCCCAGCTGCTTGCACTGGCTGCCATCTGGCCAGCGTCCGCCGGCAGTCAGCACGGAGGCCAGCGCCAGGGCGAGCGTAGTCTTGCCGGTACCGGCGGCGCCGGCCAGGATGGTCAACTTTCCCGCAGGCCCCCAGCCGGGCCACAACCAGGTGATGGGCAATGGCTTGATGTCGGCCCCGCACCGGATTTTTACCACCCGTTCGCCGCGCTGCATGCTCCGGTCGAACTGGCGGGCCGTTTCTCCCTGGCGGTCCAGCTCGATGCGGGCGGCGCGCGCAGCGTCATCCTCCCTGCCCAGGGTAAAGCCAGCCATCTGGCCATCTGTGTGTTTGTCCGCCATCATGATTCCGCCAGTTTGAGAAAGGCCGTGCGTTTGTGGTCACCGTCAACCAACAACAGCCGGCGCGGCCTGGCCTGATACAGCCGGTCGGACAGCGTCCGCAGCGCGCCGTATCTGGTCAGCTTTCCGGGGAATATCAGCACCACGTCCAGGCCGGCCACCGCGCGGCACTCCAGCGCCGTGGGCAGGTTGGCCGGGTCGATTTCGATGGCGTTGCGTTTGGGCGGCAACATGCCGACACCCAGCCACAGGACGCCGCCCAGCGGCGCCAGCCCATACTCGGCGCGTATGCGTGCCAGTTCCGCTAGAGTGCTCATACGCGACCGCCAGGCATGTAGAAGTGGTAGGGAAGCACAAGCAGGATGCGACTGCGGCCGGGTTCCGCGAATTGGTCGATGCAGCGCAGCGCCTGCTCAAGCGTCATGCTCAGCACTCGGCTGCTGGCGCTGGTCGGCGTACTGAGGGCGGAGCTCATGCTGCACCGCCAATCTTTGCTGCAGCAGCGCGCCATATGTTTTTGCCTTCCTCGATGCCGGCAAAGAAAGCATCAGCGGCGGCCGTGCCCACCTGGTACGGCATGTCGAAGTCCTTGCGCTCGATGCGGTGCTCAAGCGCCATGCGGGCACCGGCCTTGTATTCATTGCCGCGCGGCGTGCGGACGTTGGAGAACGCGGTTTGATAAAGCTGGTCGACGGACAGGGCTGCTGCTGGGATGTGTTGGGGTGTGATGGTGCCTGGCATGGTACTGCCTCCAAAGTCGGTTACAAAACCGAACACCACGCTGCTAAACGGGGTGAGCGGCGAATGGCGGGTTAGCAGACCGGTGACAAAGGAAACCGGCAGGCCGAAGCCTCCCACCACCGCCGCTCATTGAAAGGCTACAGTGGTACGGACGAAAAAAAGCCGCCGGATGGCGGATGTCCGCCTTGTCAGTTCGGGCTGCTAAACCCGTTCCCCTCTTTATCGAGGACGTTTTTAGGATAGGCCAGCTGGAAGGAACCGTCAAGGCGTTTTCGTCCGGCGTAGTTTACCAGCGACAAGCCCAAGTTGCATTAAAATAAATTCTTTACCTGCATCAGCAACTTTAGGAGGGCATCATGCAAAGCATGGGCACGGGAATTTGGAAGGTAGCCGGCGTATTTGCGCTGGCCGTACTATTGGTGGGGTGCAGGGGCGACGACAACGACAAGCCGGTGTATGGCGAGGGTACAGGGCTGCCGGTGAACTGCCGAGCGTATGTCCAGGTGGCTGTTGATGGGTACCGTGCGAAGCGCCACACGGCAGAAGAAACGATGGCAGGGTTAGAGCGCAACTGCGGCGCTGATGGTGGCATATGGAAGAAAAATCGAGGTTGAGGTAGGAGTAAGTGTGGCAATAATTTAAAGGACAGAGATGGGCAAATTTAAACCAAGTATGACTAACGAAGAAGTTGTCTATAAAGGCCGGCGCATCACTGTTTATTTGCATAGTCAGCCTGCCAACCAATGGCTGGCTGAAATCTCAATAGACGGGAAGCCGCGACCAATCGATAGGATTAGCGCCGCAAGTCAAGATTTCATCTACCGTAATGCCCTCGGCTCGGCAAAAAGAATGGTGGACGCAGAGGAGTGACGGGGCGAGCATCAGGCAAGCACGGTGCATTCACGGTAGATGCACCCCGTGCGCGCCACTGCCGATGGCGGGAATATTTCCGTGGTCGGCGCTAGCGCTGGCTGGCAGTTCAACTGGCGACCTGGCCCAGCGCCCGGACACGCTTTGGAACACCACTTTAGCGCAGTCCTTTCGAGCATACTAATTTAGAGGCAGCGCGCTGGCAGGACGCGTGCCGCGAATCATAATATTCATTTCTCGGCTTCACTATTACCTTGGCAGGATGTTATGCTTTATCAATTCAAACGGCGTCAGTAAATAGGAATTTTTCATGACCGAACAAGAATTGCGAGAGCACTTAGATTTTATAGATGGCATTCAGAAAGCTCAGATGCTCGTTCTCCGCGAGTTGTTGCGTGAGAACGCGGAATTGAAGAGTAAAGTAAGAAGATACGCTGAACAGCTTGATGAAAACCCACTTAACGCAAGCCTGTCAGATGTGCAGTTAGGCGCTATGAAAACACATATGCTCGGGCTCTCCGAATAGGTAATTTTTAAGAACCAAACTAGGCCCCCCATGTTTCCACGCGTTTTATATTTGGATGACCAGCGGTCGTTGGAGCTGAACTGGTTTGGCATAGGCACGCTTCAAATGCGGCGCAGGGAGGGCGGCTTACGCCGCGCCGACCCTATTCAAAAACAGGTATTTTTGCGAGTAGTTCAGGCTTTTGAAAATGCAGGGCAAACTGTGAGCCCTGCAAATCTCAAGTGTTCTAATTTGATGCAGGATTTTGCTGAATTGTTAGAGCACCCTCCTTCTAGCCTGAGGTGGAAAACACTGCTTGCGGCAGATCTTGATGAGGTGGGTGGGCAGTATGCGCAGGATTAATTTGCATTCTCGAGTGATGACTCATGCCGCCGCAAACTTAGACAAGCTTAAAAGAAATCCATATGGAAAAGACTACCTGCCCCTCGTGTCAAAAAGTGGAAGGCATCCCACTGCTTTGGGGGTTCCCAGATGAAAAACTGTTCCAACGCTCGGCCAACGGAGAGGTTCAGCTCGGAGGCTGTGTAGTGTCTAACTTGAAACTTAATTGTCATTGCCGGAACTGCGGCTATCAATGGGAGGCGCAGCAACCTCTGCACTCTCAAATTCAGCGAACAGTTAAAAAAAAGAAGCCAGCCGCGTTAGTTATACGAGCGAAATCTAAGCGACATAGAAAAACAAATTCAATCAGAAACCAACGAAATACTGAAAAATCGCCAATGAATAGGCATGAAAAATCATTGCCACAGCCAAAGAAAAGTATTTCTCTCCTACCCACGCTAATTGTGTTTGTGCTTGCGCTAGTTATCACCTTCACCGTTACCGGTGGGGTACTCTGCGGCGATGGCTGGGCATCAAGTGTCATAGGTCGGGCAGGTGCTTGCTCACAGCATGGCGGAGTAAACCGTTTACCTCAAAAACTGGCATTTTTCGCAAGCATTGTCGTGGCAATACTCTTTCACATTCATAGAGAAGGGAAAATAAATTCCCGTTGATTGGGCTCTCACTGCTCAGCGCCAACCATTTGTCATGCATGCAGCGCACCTCATGATTAGATGGCGCCGTACTTGGCCGGGGTTTTTAATTGACCTGGCTAGTGGAGCGGAGTGGCACCCCAGAAGTGGCCCAATGGGTTGCCATCCGGTTTCCAATCGGTTCTGAAACGGTATCGAAAGGGTTCCATCAACGCCAGCAAGCTGCCAGAAGAATTTCAGGCAACTGCCTCTGGTCACAGACCGGAATTAATCAGGTCTGTGCGGTGCTGACACGGTGTTGTCGGCGGAAGCGTTCCTGCCATCGGGACGAAGTCTGTCCAGCAGCAGGACGACCCCGCGTTCGCCCCCACCTTTTTGGGGGAAACCCACTGTAATTCGTAGCGCCAGCGCAACGGCCGTTCAACGCTCGATGTCGCCGAATCGGTACTGAGTAGGTCGCGTATCGCATCCAGGTCGCATCCGGATAGGAAGCGGCTGGGTTTCCGGAATACTTCCGCGCAAGACTGGCCTGGCATGCAATGCTCGAGGCTTCCCAAACGGCTTCAAAAGGGTTGCCAACGGGGGGGCCCGCAACGACCTAAAACGCGTTGCTGGCATTGCAGGTACCGTTGCAGGTCGCATGCACGCCTTTGGCCAGGGCATTCCTCATCTTGAAACATGCGTGCGTCGAGGATGGAGGTGATACGGGGGGGGGGAATCCCGCATGTAGAAACGCAGCGCCGCAGACGCGGATGGTAGCACCTCCAGGCTAGTGCATCGCCCTCCTGGTGTTGTTAGCTGCGAATGAAGAGTGCACTCTAAGTGTTGGGCCAACTGGCCAGGATGTCGTTTAGGAGTAGGTTTTCGTGCGTACTAGGCTGCATACCTGCTTGGTGCGCACAGGACTCATTCGTAATGCTGCTGTAACGCCTTGCGTTAATGGGTGCGAAACCTGGTAGGTTCCTATTTGTTATTCGTTAGGTTTTTCTCGATTTTCATGTCTGTCAAATACGACACCTACTTCCATAAGCTGCAGCATTGTCGGCTGTAACTGTTTGGACGGAATACGACCTTCGCGTTCCAGAGATGCAGCCCAGAAATTGGTTTATAGGTAAGCATGCTATATTGGTATTTTTTATTTTTTCATTGAGAGTTACTACTATGGATCGCACTTCCTTTCATTTGCCATTTACCGAGCAGCACGTCCCAAAATGGCCTTGCCCAACATGCCGCAACGGACACCTTACCTTAGCTCCAAAGACTCTATCGTACAAGCAGACCTTTGAAAGTTCTCAAGATCAAGACCATGAGTACTGGGAGCCCGACTGGGTTAGATATGTCTTCTCATGCCTTTTTACATGTAGCAATGCCGATTGTAAGCAAGCTATTACTTGTTGCGGCGACGGAAGGGTAAACTATTTTGAATTTGAGGACGATGAACATGGATGGAGGCAAACTACCGATGATGTCTTTACGCCAAAGTACTTCAATCCGCCGCTAGTGCTGATGGACATCCCGGCGAATTGTCCCGCTGAAGTAACTGCAAACCTCACCAAATCCTTTGCTCTGTACTTCGCTGATCCTGGTGCTGCGCTGAACTGCGCACGAGCTGCAGTCGAGGCGCTACTAACAGCACTAGGAATTAAGAGATTCACGATCGCCAAGGGAAAGAGGCGATTGATTTTCTTGCACCAAAGAATACCACTCCTTCCTAAAAAATATGAAGAACTAAAGGAAATGCTGTTGGCAGTAAAGTGGCTCGGGAACGCCGGTAGTCACGATGGCGATAAGCTCAATTCTGGAGATGTTCGAACTACTTACGACCTCCTTGAACACGCACTTTCCGAGATATACGAAGGCAAAGGAAAAAAATTGAAAGCTATCGCAAAAAAGGTAAATAAGAAAAAAGGGCCGCTGAAATAAAACCTTACTGGGTGCTTGAAACAAAGCGTTTTCGCAGCTAAAGCCCCTTCTCTGAAATGGTGCTAACTATTCATAATTTGCGTTTTTAATAAGGCAGTGCTAAATTTTGACCCAAGCATATTGAGAGTAAGTACCGTGAGTGATAGGAGCCTTAGGTGCGCCGCCATTACATCTCGCATTAGTTACCTTTCGCTGGTGGCGCGTTCGACCTGTTGCCACCAGATACTTATCCAGTTGTACTGTGCCAGCCGCCTGCGTTGCCTGGTCCTGGCCCTCAACCGCCGCCACTGCTGCCTTTTGCACCGCTAGAACTGGCGCCGCCCCTGCCGGCAGCGCCGCTACTGCTTCCGCCACTCTTGCCATGACTGCCTCCGTCGCGGATGATTCCAGCGCAAGCCAAGGCTACGCCTGACGCCCATTTATTGGCGCACAACTGCGTACCAACCTGCGCACTTATCCACACAAAACATTGAGATATCTGGTTTGATTTTGCGCGTAAATTTGGTGATTTCTCCTATGGGAAGCACCTTCGCGGGTGGTTTGGAAACTCGCACTCAAGTGCGCACCCAAACCTCACTCGCTGCGCCTCATTCGGCCATGGACGCATGCAAATTACTGATAAACTTGCATAACAAAAATCGTTGGAGTCGCATCGCATGGACCGGACTGAGTATATCCCACCACCCCTACACGCAAAAATAAACCAGTTCGCCATCCGCTGTTTTCGAGATACGGGCGATGCTGACTATATCGCCGCTCGAATGGCTATGCGGGCCCGGCTCGCGATTCCATTTCTCTGGTCCGCTGAGCAAGCCGTTGAGAAGTATCTAAAGTGCATCTTGATGTTGAACAGGCAGAAAACTAACGACCTGTCGCACGATATCGAACGTGCTCTTAAGCTAATCAATACTGCGCTGCCATTCACCGTTGAGCTTCGGAAAGATGAGCAAGACGTTTTTGACCATATTGCTCAGTGTAACGGTGACCGGTATCTGATATTTTCCCTGTCCCTGGACGATATCGAAGTTATAAAGTTGGACCGGCTCGTTTGGCACCTTCGCCAATACTGCCAGCCCTTGGACGTCATCCACTACGCCGATGAGCCTAGCCAGCAAGTGTTGCTCGAAAACGTACGACGTATCGAAGCAGGGCTGGAACGCCCGGATAAAAATGGGCACATTCCGGGTGCCTTTCTGGAGCAGGTACTGGGCAATCGCAACCATCGTGCTCACGGTGCACTTGTATGGAAAAACTTATATTTTTCGCGTTCAAACCGAAAGCGCGTGCTATTTGAAGATGGGTTTCAAGCTATAAATGCGCCGTTGTGGCTAGACCCTGAACTGGCGGAAGAGGCTGCGAAATGGATGAAAATTCCCAAACCCATCATTGCAGCCGCCCGAGACTTGGCGAAGCAGAGAGTAGACGAAAAGGCAGTATTTAAGCGAAATTCGGCCGATGCGGCGGCTAGTCCTGTGCCAGCTGACCTGCCTCCCGCGCGGCCTGCTCAATGATGCGAGCGGCCAGCACCAGGTTACCCATGCTCTCGGCCTGTGCAGCTACCCGCTCCAATACGCGCAGGCGGTATGCCTGGCAGGTAATGGGGATATCGTCCAGCTCGGCCAGCAGCCGCGCCCTGGTGTCATAGAACACGGCCCGCCACTTGACGCCCAGCTTGGCGCCGGCCCTCCGCTCAGGGTGGTACGCCTCGATGCGCTGACGTGACACGGTGAGCCCGAATTTTTCCTTGACGGTGCTGGCCACCTGGGCGGGCGTGTCGAAGCACGCCAGCTCTATGACAATGTGCATGATTACAGCGGTTGGAAGGGTCGCCATCAGTTCTAATCCGTCAAGGCAGGTCAAGCAAGGCGGCACTCATACGGCGGCCGGTAGCAGGGTTATGGCGCCGTCCAGGTCGATGATGTCGGACAGCTCCAAGTGCCCGCGCTGTTTGGCGCATGCCTTGGCCAGCAGGCGCAGGGCTGCCAGCTCCTTGCGCTTGGCCTCGGTGAGCTGGCGCGCTGCGTCGCACTGTTGTGAGTACAGTTGCAGCGCCCACCCGCAATCGCCCCGGGCCTTCAGCTGGGCATCCAGCTTTCGCTTTGCGGTGCCGATGGCCATTCGGCGCACGTGCGCGGTATGCCACTGTAACGCGGCGTGTGTTAGTTCTCGGTCGTTGTTCATCTCGTCATTCTCTGTGGCAAGGGCCGGAATCGGGCCGTGGTGGCACGAACGGCCCTCGCCTGATGGCTTGGCATAGCCAAACAGCGCCAGCCGCTCAGCGGGCCGGATTTCGTCAGCCTTCGATGGTTCCGCCCGATTTGCAGTACGCGGCGCGGTCGATGTGAGGCATCTGCTCGAACTGCACGCGCGTCAGCACCTTGGCGCCGTGCGCGTGCGTAGCTGGCGCTGGATTGCTAGCGCTGTCTGCGACGGTACCGCCGGCTTTGATGTGGCTCATGCGTTCTTGCGGGTTCATGGCGTCGAACTGCTGGCGGCTGACCGCGCCGCTGGTACCGGGCTGGCCAGCTTGAACCGCACCGCCAGCACCTGGCGCGGCCAGTGCGCCGCCTTCGCGCCGAATCATGGCCTTGTTTGGGTAGCCACCAACCAGCTTGCCGAACGCCTCCCTCTCCTTCGAATACCGCTTCAAGCTCAATCTGATCGTCACCGACTACGCGGGCGACGCCGACGCCATCATGGTGGCCCTGATCGCCTGGCTGAAAGTCCACCAGCTCGACCTGATGGCCAACGAGGAAACGCGCAAGCACGGCATCGCCTTCGAAGTAGACTTCAACAACCATGAAACGGTGGACATTTCCATCAAGCTGGACCTGACCGAACGCGTGGCCGTCAAGGCCGGAGAGGCGGGCCGCCTCGACATCAAGCACCTGGCCGAAATACAGCACATGCCGCCCTACGCGGACGAGTTCTGGAAGCTGTATGACGGCGAGACGCTGCTGGCCGAATGGCGCACGCCCGAGGCGACAGCATGAGCGACGACCTGCACGCTCTCGAAGCCTGGGCCGGCGCCCTGCTGGCCAAGCTGCAGCCGGCCCAGCGCCGCGCCATCAATCACAAGGTTGCCATCGACCTACGCCGCAACCAGGCGCAGCGCATCAAGGCGCAGCAGGGGCCGGATGGCGCCGCCTATCCGGCGCGCAAACGGCGCAAGGAATTCAAGGGGAAGAACGGGCGCATCAAGCGGCAGAAGGCCGCGATGTTCGCCAAGATTCGCACCGCAAAATACCTGAAGGTGAAGGCGACCGGCGACCAGATCGAGGTCGGGTTCTTTGGCTGGGTGGCGCGCGTGGCGCGGGTGCATCAGTTTGGCAAGCAAGACCGCTTGTCGAAAAAAGGGCCACTGTACAAGTACCCGGAGCGGCAGCTGCTGGGCTTGGCTGAACTGGATCGGACTTTGATACGCGAATCACTGCTGCGTCACTTGGGGAAAGCTAAGGTGCATTAATGCATTCTTCAACTGACAGTAGTTATCAAATGAGTTAGAGTCGCATCATTACCAACCACAGTTGGCCAGAAGCAGGGGTTCAACTCGACAAGGTAGAACCTGCCGTATTGCCCTTGCTTTCAGTGCTATTTTGGCCACTTCCATATACGATCAACACACTAAGCGCACCTTCTGAATTACGTGTGCAATATTCATTTTGGAGAAAATTATGCCGGTTGGACTCAACGTTGACGGAATCATTTTTAGCGAGGTAGCGTTGGAGGATCGACCAAGTCACGCAGCCGCGCTTGGGCGAATCTTTACAAGTTGGTCTTTAATTGAAGCCTCGATAGCGTCCCTTTTAGGTTTGATGATGCATGCTGACCATAATGCGGCACTTGCTCTTCTCGGCACGTTCAAAAGCAATAGCACTAGAATCGATGCTATTAGAAAAACAGGAAAACAATTACTTGATGCTTCCCTTTTCAAGGAATTCGACGATGTTATGAAGGACGTGCTTTCTTATGCGGAAGAGCGGAATGCGATTGCCCATGGCGTTTGGGGCTCATGTAAGGAAAATCCGGAGATTGTCTATCGTATGCCCATGAATAATTTTACAAGGTTTTTATTAGAAACAGCGAATAGTTCAGCTGATGAAACCCTAGGGAAATTGGAGTCATTTAAGACCTCCTTTACGACCTTTACCCTGGATAAGCTGGAGCGAATCGAACAACAAGGGCGGGATGTCCTATCACGCGCTATGGCAGAAACAATGAAGAAATCATATTCTCTGGCATTGCAGAAACAAACGAAAACGAAGTAGCAAGCCGATCTCCGTGTGGCAACTGGGGGGAGCTGATCAACCGTAAGGTCTGTGATCCGAGGTAGTGGACTACCCCCCGTATAGGTCTGCTTGAGGGCGGTTGCGGAAACTGGTGATTTTTACTGTTTGGCAACATGTTATGCTACGCCCAGCGGCCGAGCTCAACCAGAAGCGGACTTTGCATTACTATTGGTATTGCTCTAACCAATACACCGTGGATGCATATTGCCCAGCGGTGCCTTAACGTATTGTTAGGGCCCCAATGTAGCTACAAATCTACGATCTGTGAAAACAGATGCAACCGAGGCGTCTCTCGCTACAGAATGGATCAGAGCTGGCAATCCTAACGTTAAACAGCTTTCTACTCATCAATAGGTTTTTAATGGAAAAACATCAAATAAGTCCGGAAAAAATAACAAAACCAATTCAGTTATTGGGGGCCTGGCTTGTTGGGCTATTGGCAGTTGACGCGTCGTTTTTGTTTGCGGCAACGAACATGGGAACTAATGCATGGCAATCGTCAGCACTAACTATTGCCGCGATTGCAAATGTTCCGATATTTATCGGCGCACTCTTCTTGTTGCAAACGAAATTTAGACCTGAACTACAAGAAGATTCATTCTATTCAACCTATTTAAATAGAAAAACGAACGAGGTTGTCAAAATTTCTAAAATCGATGTTCAATTCGAAGAAATGGAGAAAAAATTTGAGTTATTAGAATCGCGACAAGCAGAAGATTTAACTCATAAAAAACCTACATCCTTGTCCACACTTTCTTATGGTGTCAATACTCATATTTCCAATCAAGAAGAGATTACCTCTAGGCTTTGGGATATCGGCGTCAACCAACTACGCGAATTTGGCGAAAGATTACCACCACCTAACAGCAAGATTGTTTCGATTGCTGAACGGGTCTCAGACGAACTGAGGAGCGAAATTCTTACCATGGCATCGCAACTAGGGTTCGAGCACTATTCAACAATATTTCCTTTTGAAGATCTAGAGGAAGATGTTTTGTTTGGTGCTTATGGTGATGCGGAAGGGAGAATTATAAAAAAGGAAATAAAATTTAAACCATCGGAAAAATAAACCGTATTTAGCGCCAAACGCATCCTTTTAGCATTCCCCCAATTCGACGAACACTTCCTTTGGCACATTTACAGTTTTAGTAGTGCCTATGTGCCATTGAGGCAGCTTGGAGGAGGGCTACCCCAGCCACATAGCCCCTACTTGGAAAACATGAGTTAAACCTCACGAACTGCCATAGTCGCTAAGCCGCATATCAACCCGCCCCCGCGTGCATCCGCACGCGGACTTCGGCAACATGCACTGCATGAACGCCGACCTGTCCGACCTCCTCCGCTTGCTGCAAAACCTGATCCGCCTGGGCATCATCGACGAGGTCAAAGGGGCCAAGGCGCGCGTGCGGCTCGGGCCGACCCTAACCACCGAATGGCTGAACTGGGCCACGTCGCGCGCCGGCAGCACGCGCACCTGGTCGGTGCCCACCATCGGCGAACAGGTGATCGTCTTTTCCCCGGGCGGCGACTTGACGCGCGGCGTCATCCTGCCGGCGCTCTACTCGCAAGCGTTTGACGCGCCCGAAACCAGCGACAGCATCCACACCACGCATTACCCCGACGGCGCCGTGGTGCAGTACGACCACGCGGCCCACGCCCTGACGGCCACGCTCCCCGGCGGCACGGCCACCATCCCTGTTGCCGCCACCCAGCATCGTGGAGGTGCTGAGCTTTGAGGCCATCTATGCCGAGCGCCAGGCCGCGCTCGTCGCTCACTTCCCCGTAAGCCAGCAGGAACGGGGGTGCCCGTGGCTGATCTACTGCCACCCAACGCGACCCGCCTGGAGCGCAATCTTGCCCGGGCCGGCGCCCTGATCGAGCGCGTGCCCGTGCCGTTGCGCGACCTGGCCAACCCTGCCGCCTGCCCGGTATCTGCCCTGCCCTTCCTGGCCGCCTCGTTCTCGGTAGACCACTGGGAACCCTCCTGGTCCGTCAGCACCAAGCGCGCCGTGATCCAGTCGGCGTTTGCCGTGCACAAACAAAAGGGCACCATCAGCGCCCTGCGCCACGCGCTGGCTCCCATCAGCGCCGGCATCCGCGTGCGCGAATGGTGGCAAACCACCCCGCCCGGCCCGCGTGGCACCTTCCAGCTCGACTTCGATGTGCTCGATAGCGGCGTGACCAGTGGCATGCACCAGGAAATCGAACGGCTGGTGGACGAGGCCAAGCCGGTCACACGGCATATGACCGGCCTGGCCATCAACCTGGGCGTGCGCGGCGCGGCGCAAGTGGGCGCCGTGGTGCACCAGGGCGACGAACTGACGATCTACGCGCGCACGTCGATTGAGGTGCGCGCTGCCGGGCTGTGTGGCACCAGCGGCATGGCGCACACCATCGACACACGGCATTCGCCAGTTCCAGCAGATCGGCGGCGTGCCGGTGGGCGTGTGGCGCGAGTTCCGCCGGCTGTCGGAGGAGTCGGTGCGCAATGCGCCTGAGCCTATCCGCGAAGCCTACCAAGCCGCGCAAAAGGTCGAGTCCGAAAATCCAGCCATCGCCCAGCGCGCCGACTTCGCCCGTTTCATATGGGCCATGGGCGGGCCTACGGTGGGGCGCCGTGCAACGATCAGGCTGGCGACGAGAGAGGAGGACGTTGAGGGCCGCTATGAGCAGGTGGAGGCGCACAGGCCCGTCGGCGTGTATCTGGCGGCGCAGCCGCATGCGGTCTATGAGTCCACCCGTTACCGCTGGACGATAGACCGGGCCGGGGTGGCCCTTGCCGTTCCTCGGACTGGTGTAAATAAGTATACGCAGGCCACGAAACCGCCAACGGCCGTAGTGCCCGAAAACAAAAAATTCACTCCGTCCTTCAACGCTGGACGGAGTTTTGATAGGGAGGGCGCGCCATGCGCCCGGATTGATACCGAAGCCATCTACCTGCACCACAAAAAACGGCCGCCAGGCGGGCCAAGCGCGCATTTGGCGCATCTGCAACGCAAATATAAAAAGGAGTGATATCCATGCTAACAACTGAATTTTCTCAGCCAGTCTCAATTGGTGACCGCGTGACATTCGATACCGACGAAGGCTACCAGGCCGGCACCGTCAGCGACCTGCGCCGGGACGTGGGCAATGGCGAGCTGCATGCGTGGGTCGAGCTGGACCACCAGTGGCCGGGCATGTTCCGGGCCGTGCGGCTGGGAGCCATCGAGGCGATCAAGAAAGCTGTCGCTCCTGTCGGGTACCAAGCATGACACCGTGCGTTAAACCAAGGAGCAACGCATGAACTACCTGTCCGCAACAGATCTGGCCGAATTGGTCGGCTGCAAGCCTGGCCAGCGCTGCCGCATGCAGGCCTGGCTGACGAAAAACCGCTGGAAATTTGAAATAGACGCACGCGGCCTGCCGAAAGTGGCCCGCGCTTATCACGACCGCAAGATGGGTATAACCGAAGACGCAACCTCAATCAATTATGACCAAGCACCAAACCTCCAAGCCTTCTGCTAAAGAACGCACCGGCGTCGACCGCCTTTACAAGCGCGTCGGCATCCGGAAGATATCCTATTACTACCAGCACCCGGACGGCAGCAGCGAAACGCTTGCCACGGCCCTGGTCGGCGATCGCAAAGGCATTGCGGACGCTGATCGCACGGCCAAGCGCAAAGCGCTCGACATCATCGAGGGCAAGATCATCGCCGGATCAGTGGCCCAGCTGATCGAGCGGTTCCGCGACGAGATCGCACCCACCCATTACCTCGATCAGTCTAAGGATGGACTGGCCGTCAGGGAGTCCGGCTACAAGAACCTGACCAAGTTCTTCGGCAAAATGGACCCGAAGTCGCTGCGCATGCTGCACGGCTATCAGTACCTGGACGCGCGCGCCAAAGCAGGTGCGCCGGCGAAGGCGAACAAGGAGTTGTCGCTGATGTCTACTATCTGCAAATACGCCGTGCGCTGGGGTGTGATCGAGGCGATGCCGTTCACGGACATCATGCAGAACGACATCGAGAAGGACGTGCGCACGATCTCACGTGGCCAGGTAGTCCGCTTTTACCTGTGGTCGCTGCGCCAGACCGCCACCTTCCGCAACCTGGGCTGTGCCGCCATGTTCACCTACCTAACAGGTTTTCGCGCAGCCGAGGTGCGGCCGTTCCACATCTCGGGCAAGACAAAGGAAGGCGTGCTCGTTACCAGTGCCAAGCGCAAGAAGGGCCAGGCCGAGGTAATGAAGTTGCGTGAGTGGTCGACAAGGTTACGCGTGGTCGTCACGCGCGCCGAGCAGACGCACTCGGTGCCACGCCAGTTCCTGTTCGCCAACTCAAAAGGCCAGGCGTATACGCGGTCGGGAATGGGGTCGGTGTGGCAGGATGCCATGTTCGAGTGGATCGCATCGTTTGACACCCAAGCTGCTGCCGCACTCGCTCGCAAACGCGCGGCCGAGCTGGAATATATCCTGGCGTACAAGAAGGGACTGAAAGTGGCGAAGTACGAGGCCGATTACCGCCTGGCAGACCACGCGCAGTATTTTTCACTTCAAGACATTCGTCCAGCCGCGATTACTGCCAAGTTTGACCAGCGTAACAACGACGCTTACGATTTTGCCGCTCACGCGAACCCGAGCACCACGCATAAACATTATGACCGGCGGAAAATAAAGAAAGCTGGAGCAACTGAATGAGCACGCTGTTTAAAATGGCCATTCAGTCGCATCCAAAACCCAATGGCCGTAACCAATTTATCCGGACCTTGCAGCTTTTTGCATTTCCCTACAGAAGCAATCGCACTGCTACTAAAAAATAAAACTAGGCGTCAAAATAGATTGACGTCATCTTTAGTCGGTACCTCTGAGCGCGCTGTCATGATCGGCCGGCGAACAACAGGTGTTGGCATAGCAGGAGTGGGCATAGCAGGTTCCACTTTTGCTAGTGCAACCTTAACAATCCATTCATCTTTCCAGTCGCTAGCGGCATACGTTTTCAGATGTCCATTATCGTTGAAAAACGCCTCTTTGAATTCGATCCAGCCAAGCTTTTCGTGGTACCACTCTTCGACGCTTCCTTCAGAATATTTTTCATCATCCGCGAGCTCCCATCCCCGTGCGGTAAGCCATGCTGTCATTTCAACATGATTTGTAAAATAGATGCGGTATGTAGTTCCGGTGAGTTTGGCCAACCTAGCAAAAATCGGATGATTAGCAAGTAAGATTGACATCAAAGCATTATCTTTGTCTTGGTTCGAGCGCGAAAGAAAGTCTACCATCTCGCGGAGTGTTGTAGCCACACCTCGCATATCTTCCACAATTGAAACTTCGGTCAACCTGCTTTGCTGACTGAGAAAACGCTGAAACAATCCTGCCCATTGATCCTGCAGATACATAGTTATCTCAGAAACATTACCGAACCCGACAATGGGGTTATTATTTGGAAGAGCATAGAGGTGGTCAATGAATGAATAGATTCTCGTATCGTCTGCAAAACGATATTTAACCGTATCATTTTTGTTGTTCAACTTCCACATCTCATACTCGGTAAGAGTATTTCGCTCAACAAAAATGTATACTTGGATGCCTTTTTCCAACGCTCGAACGATCTCGTTTTGCGTTATCGAGTAACCTGTAACCTCTTTCGATTCAGATCCAAACTTCCCACCTATGATGGTGACGAAGATATCGCAAAGCTCAACTTCTCGATATGCTGATAACTCCAGACGACCTTCCTTTGCATACGGGATCGCCCCAGACTCATGTCGAACACAGTCGTATCCAAGGCTTCGGACAAAGCGATCTAAGTCTTCGCGAGACTGATGCAGATCATAAAAAGTAGAGCTTAGAAATACACGTGGCCTTGCCAT